ACACCCGCACATGGTACATTTTTGAAGGCTACGTGGCCGACTTCCCGTTTGATTTTGCAATCAATGCTGTTGTGCAAACCGCCTTATCTATCCAGCGTTCAGGTAGTGGTAAATGGCTGAAAAAAGGTCGTGCTGCTGATTCTTATACTCCAGCTTAATAAGGTAATCAGTGTATGGCGCTTTTAAATAAAGATTTACTGGTCAGCAGCCGCAGCTTTACAGCTGCCGCGCCTGTCCAGCGTGAAATTAAATGGCATGTTACAGACGATGATGGTCACGAAAAAGAGTTTTCAGCCATTGTGTATGTGCGCAAAAAGTCATTTGCGACAGTGAACACAGAAGCGAAATTTCAAGCCAATGATGGCGTAATGGTGGCGCGCATTTGTGCCAGCATTGTAAATGAGCAGGGTCAACCCCTGTTTACTCCAGAAGACCTAATGGGTAACTCGGGCCGTGAACTGGCAGAAGACGAAGTAGAGCACGGCCCAATCTGCGAAAGCCTGGGTATGGCTTTGCTGGCTGCAATTTGGGAGGTAAATGGCCTGGCTAAAAAGCCGGACCCAAAGCTCTTACAGACGAAGACGAATTCTGGTGCGAACTCGTCCTCGCAGGAGTCGGCGGCAGAACAATAGAAGAAGCTCAGAACAACCTGAGTTACGAAGAAACCATTATCTGGGCGTCGTACAAGGAAAAGTACGGAAGGTTGGCTATGCAACACCGCATGGAATTAATCGCTGCGCACCACATGGCTCTGGTTCACCATAGTGCTGGCGGTAGCGAAAAACCGCTGGACCACTTTATGGTCGCAACACCGAAAGTTGAACAAGAACTAACCCTTGAAGACGCAATGATGGAGTGGGGTTAAATAAGGTTGAAAATGAACGAGCATGATGCAGGTATTGTTGGGAAACGATTGGCCAATGCTGTAATCGTTGCAGCGATCTTGTTGGGCAGTGCAGCCATTGTGGCTGCTATTTCCATGTACTTTTAAGCTGGTATAGAAAGTTAAAAAAGCATAGAAATTTAAGTTTTCAGTACCTATAGTTGACTCTGTTTTAAAAAAAAGGAATTCAGAGTCATGTTATTTAAATGGAAAAGCACAAAAAAAACTCCACCCTCAACCGACACAGAAAGCACAGTTCTTACCAATAAAGCTGAGATTGAAGGTTTAAAACAGCAAATAGCTGAATTAGAAAAGCAATTAGCTGACAGTGAGACTAAATATAAAAACCTTTTGGCATTAGCAGTAACAAAAAAGCGTGCAGAGCTAGCCGCTGATGTGCCTGACAATTTAGTACTGCACGAAAAGGTAGAAAGTGAGAACAGTTGTGACGAGGTTCCAGCAAGCGAGTTGGCTAAACTGCCGAAAAGCTTGAAGTTGCAATTTGTTGTTGTAGACGTTGAGACAACTGGGTTGTATGCCGGTGTCGATGAGATTATTGAAATAGGCGCAATAATCTTCGACTTAACAAAGGTAAATCACAGCACTTTCAATATACTGGTGAAACCATCGAAAAAAATCCCGCAAAGGATCACAGATCTCACCGGTATTACGAACAGTATGGTGGACGAGGAAGGTGTTGATTTAGTAACTGCGACAACCCAACTCAGCGAGTTTATAAAAGATCACTTAGTTGTTGCTTACAACATGAAGTTTGACAAAGGTTTTTTAGATAACGCCTATAAACAGTGTGGCCTGAAGTTTGAAAATAATACGGAGTGCGCATTGGAACTTGCCAGAAAAGCCTTTCCCGGCATGGACAGCTATCGCTTATCCGAGCTGGCCGAACACTTCGGTTTTGATTCAAGCGGTGCCCACCGAGCACTCGCTGATTGCAAGCTGGCTGGTTTAATTTATGTGGGTGCAAAAAGAACATTAGGTTAGTATTTCGCCCAGCCAGTGAGCTAAATTAGCCCACTGGCTTTACAAGCCAACCTGTCAGCGTCATAATCCGCGCAGAGGCGTGAGAACCTCCACATATCTACACAGCGGATGCCCGACCCCGACAGCGTTGGTTTTTTTATGCCTGAACACTTGGTTTTGGTATAAAAACACCCGATTTCTATGTCGGGAGGGCGATGAATACAATACCCTTACGGGGAATAAATCCGCGGCGTCTGTGTAGGCCGTTCTCAACCTCCCGGCACCCATTTGAGAGTGGGTAATCTGAGAGAAACTAACACAGGAGGTCGCCATGACCTTATTAGCTTTAGCCTTAAACGATGCCATTTTTGTCCAAAACGACCAAGTGCGGACCACCTCTTTAAAGGTGGCCGAGGCCTTTGGTCGTCAGCATAAAAATGTGATTCAAAAAATAGAAACCTTGGAGTGTTCAGCTGAATTTGCATCAGCTAACTTTTCAGCTCATGTTCAAAAAGTAAGCATTGGCAACGGAGCAAACCGAGAATCCAAGTATTACGAAATGACCAAAGACGGCTTTATGTTCTTGGTGATGGGCTTTACAGGCAAGGTGGCTGCACAAATTAAAGAAGCCTATATCAACGCCTTTAACGCCATGGCCGCGCAGTTAAATATGCAGCCGGTGAAACAATCAAGCACGGATGATCGCACAGGCCTGCGTAACGCAGTAAACCTACTGGTCAGTAAAAAAAGTTTGATGTACCCAGAGGCGTACAGCCTCATTCACCACCGTTTTGGGGTGGAGCATTTAGATCAGTTAACGAAAGATCAGCTTCCGGTTGCTATAGAGTATGTTCACCGCCTGGCGCTGGAAGGTGAGTGGCTGCCAGCCGTGCCTGTGGAAGAGAAAAAGCAGTTTACCGACGAAGAGCTGAACCACCTCGCTTGGTTATGGCGGGCAGCTGAGATCATTCTCACTGGGGTAAAAGACATCTACCCACTTTTGGCAGTGGCTGAACACCGGCTGGCCTCTAACTTTTTAACGTGGAAGCGGGAATACCCGTACACCCTAAAAAGGGCACAGTTACTGCTGGTGCGCGAAACAGGTCACATACCAGTGAAAACAAGTGGCGACCCAGTATTAACGTACTTACGTGACATACGAGAAATTCGCTGAGTAAAAAAACAACACACCAACCCGCTTCGGCGGGTTTTTTTATGGGGAAAATATGTCAACACGCAGCATGGGTAACCTGACGTTAAACGTCATTGCCAATACCGGCAGTTTTGAAGAAGGAGCCAACAGAACTGAGCGTGCGTTAGACAAAATGAATAAAGCTGTTAAGCGCCAGAAAGACGAACTGCAGAGCCTTATCGGGCAAATAGACCCGGTTGTAGCTGAGTTTAACCGACTGGAAAAAATGCAGCAGCAGTTAGAAAAACATAAAAGTGTTGGCTTGATAGACGACGCCGCTTACACGCGTTACTCCGCTGCTATTGGCGATATGCGCCGTGAAGTAATGGAAACAAACAGCGCGTTTAGCATGCAGCAGCGTGAATTCTCAAAGCTGGTGCGGCAGATTGACCCAACCATAGGAAAGTTGGCCGAACTGGACAAGATGCAAGAACAGTTGCAGCAGGGATTCAAGGCAGGCTTGGTCGACGAAGCCGAGTTTAATCGCCTGAACAACACAATAAACCAGTCCAGAACTGCGCTTAGTGGCATTGATATTCAGATGGGCAAGAATGCGATGTCCGGTCGAGCGATGAACGCAGCTTTACGAAATGTGCCAGCTCAGTTTACGGATATTTTCACCTCGTTAGCGGGTGGGCAAGATCCTCTGCTGGTTTTTCTGCAGCAAGGTGGACAGTTAAAGGATATGTTCGGTGGTGCAGGAGCAGCTGCTCGAGCGTTAACTGGTTATATCATTGGGCTGATAAATCCGCTGACCGTCGCAGGGGCTGGATTAGGTGTTGTAGCTCTTGCTTATTACCAAGGCAGTATAGAGGCTGACAAATTCCGTCAGGCCATTGTCTTTACTGGCAATGTGGCAGGTGTTACGACAGATAGCCTGGCCGAAATGGCAAAGCGTATTGCTGATGTGTCCGGAACACAGCGTCAGGCCTCTGCAGCTATTGCAGAAGCAGCTAAGACAGGTAAGTTCACCTCAGAACAGTTAGAGATGGTTGGCCGATCAGCAGCTCTGATGGAAAATACAGTAGGCAAAGCCATTTCCGACACAGTAAAAGAATTCGAGTCTTTGGCTAAAGACCCCGCTAAATCGGTAGCAGAACTCAATCAAAAATACAACTTCCTAACTGCTGACATTTATGAGCAGATTGCGGCTCTGCAGGAGCAAGGAAAAACTCAAGACGCAGCGACATTGGCTATGAATGCCTACGCTGAGGCCACCGAACAACGAACTCAGGAAATCGTTAATAATCTCGGCATCATTGAACGGGCTTGGAAGTCAATAAAAGATGTAAGTACAGAGGCATGGGATGCCGTATTGGATGTGGGGAGAAAAGATACTCTTTATGAACGCCTCGAGGAAATGGATGCAGAGATAGAAAAGGCTAGGCAGAAAGGACCTAGAACATTGCGCGGTAAACCAGTACAGGGTACTGACGTTGCATCTCTTGAAGCGGGTCGCAAGTTGTTGTTAGAGCAAATTTTGCTACAGGAACTCAGTGCAGAAGAGCAGCAGCGTAAAGCGTTACTAAATCAAGACTCCATTTCTGCCCAGCAACAAATCAACAAGCTGCTGGAAGATGCCAAAACAAAAGAGGAAAAGAAAGCCGCTGCTATTAAAGAGTACAACGCCAACCTCGACAAAATAAGAGCAGCCGATCCGAGCAGTGCGCTGTTATCGCCTGAGTCTGTTGCCAAAGGCTTAGCGGCCATCGAAGAAAAGTTTAAAGAAACTACTAAAAAGGTTTCTGACGACTCAGCCAAAGTCTACATGATGCAGCTGGCGCAGCAGGAGGCAACGCTGCGTGAGCAGTTGGGTTCCAACCAAAAGCTGGGTGAAGCACAAAAGCAGCTGATCAAGTTCGAGCAGCAGCTATCCGATATCAAAGAAAAGAAAACCCTTACCGCTCAGCAAAAAAGCCTGTTGGCCGAAGAAAGCGCTATCCGCACTCAGTTACAGCGTAATGTCGAGCTGGAACGGGAGATCAAGAGCCGTGAGCAGATCAACCGTTTAACAGCCTATCAGCAAAACCTGCAGAGTGAAATCCAAGCTCAGCAACAGCAATACGGTGATGCACTGGCCAACTTTGGCATGGGCGATCGGGCACGTGAGCGCATGGGCGAGCGCAATTCAATTGAGCGTGATGTTCAGCGCGGCCGCGACCAATCCACTTCTGATTTTTCCACCGGCTCTATTTCTCAGGAGGAGTACGACCTTCAGCTTGAAATGCTGAACGAGTCACTCGAAACCCGTCTCACCATGATGGAGGATTACTACGCCATGGAAGACGAAATGCGTGCTGACTGGACCAACGGCTGGGATGAAGCATGGTCGAACTGGAGTGACCAGGTCAGTGATATTGCTGGACAAATGGAAGATATGTTTTCCACCGCATTCGGTGATCTTGAAGATGCTCTTTACGACTTCGTAACCACGGGTAACTTTAGTTTGTCTGACATGCTCAGAAACATGGCGCAAGAAACCATCCGGATGCTTATCAGGGTAGGTGCTCAGAAAATGATTAACTGGGCTTTGGAAAAAACAATGGGGGCCTCTGCTGCAGCTGGGTATATTGGGCAGGTAACAGGACAATCAACAGCAGGTGTTATGCTTGCTGGTATCAATGCGTTTGCCTCTACCGCAGCCATTCCTATCGTTGGCCCAGGGTTAGCTCCTGCTGCAATGGCCGCTGCAACAGCTGCTACAAGCCCGCTGGCAGCTGGAGCTATAGCGGCAGCGACTTCAACGATAGCTGGTATGGCCCACAGCGGCCTTGATTACATACCAAAAGAGGGCACCTGGTTACTCGATAAAGGCGAGCGTGTTTTAAGCCCTCGGCAAAACCAAGATTTAACCAACTTTTTACGAGAAACACCTCAAAACGCCCCTGATAGCAGAAGCAGTAGACTTCCAGGCAAAGTTGAAGTGGGCTTTAATTTTACGGCAATGAACAATGAGGGGCTGC